GATACGGGCGCGGTCTCAGCAAAGATCGTGTCGCCATCCACGTTGTAGCCGACTTCATGCTCTTGCAGTGAGAGATCAGGGCTAGCCATGAATGGGTACTTGAAGACGCCGCGCTGGACGCCCGAAGTGCGCGAAAGCTCCCCGATGAGCCAATGGTTTTCCTTGTAATCGAACGCAACGTAGCGGTCGATCTCTGTGCTGCTTTGCGACGGGAAGAACCACCAGATTTCGCTGTTTTGGCCGTTGTTCCAAGCCCAAATTTTCGACTGCTGCGCGGGGTTGAGACCCCCAACACCAAACACGTAGTCGTGGACCGCGCAGGGCAGCTCGGTCACTGAGTTACCGTTGAACGCGAAAAATCCACGCTGGCCCATCCAGAACACGCCTTGATCAACGTCCGCCACCGCCATGCGCGAGATGATGCCGCAGGCAGTGCCGACGCGCTCGAAGCCATACACAAAGGGCGGGCCTAAATAGCGGGCCGTGTGTGCGTCTACGTCGGTCAAGATCAGCGTCTGCCCCTTCGTGCGCACGGCAGTCATGATCTGACCCGAAGTCTGAAGCTCGATTTCGCCCGCCTCGTTCGTCGCGAGCGGCGTCCACGCGGTGTTGTCCTCGCGGTCACACCACTGGACTTTGCGAGGATTGCGAGTATTGTCAGGATTGCCAGCCCCCAGCGCGAATATGAAGCGCTCTTCTGTAACAATTAGTCCAAGGTTGTTTGTGGGCGCATTGGCGATTTCCGCCGCAGGCGTCGCCGTATCTAGCTGCCACTCAAGAAGCCGTCCGTCGTCTGAGTTGCAGGCGACTAACTTCTCGCCCCAGTTGTCAATCGACCACGTTGTCGCCTCTGAGTAGTTGCCGTGGTCGTCGCGCGGCTGGCCGTAGCGGCCCGTGTCGTAGTACCCGTAGCCGTAGCCCGTTTCAATCGCCGCGTCCGCGCGGCCCGCCGCCAAGTCGACGGGCGCGACGTCCGTGACTGTGTTGGAGCCAGTCATCACGTTAAGCTCGGTGTGCGAGCCGCCCGCCACGTAGGCTGTGCCGTTGTTGGCTTCCCAAGCGTGCATGCCTCGGATTGGGGCGGTGCTAAAGCTCGCCACGCGCTCCTGCCAGCCGCCGACAGGTCTCAGCGACCCGTCACGCCATCGGACGAGTGACCCGTCGCGCCATCGGCCAGATGCGTCGAGATCCGTGCCGATGCGGTAGAACCCTGCGGGTATGTCGAGGGGGATCATCGGCATGGCTTACAGCTTCATGATGTACGCGAGTGCGTAGTACGGAGGTCTGTTCTCGTGAGCACCGCCGCCGCCTACAGCCGTTATAGTAGTACTTGTAGATGTAGAGACGCTAATGCCTGTGTATCCCTTGTCTGTCAGATAGCCGTTGGTTTCGTAGCCCGTATTAAACGCAGAATACGCAGTTGAGCCAGTCGTTGGGACGTTTCCGTAGCCCATGTTCTGCCTGTGTTGGTGCCCTGAATCGGTGACGGAACTTGAGCTAGAAGAGGACGCAGGGTGGTTGTGCGATGGCATTTCGGCTGTAGAAAGTGTCACCGTGTCTTCACCGCCTGTAGCGCCTACGTCGTAAGTTGAGCCAGCGCCTACAATAAACTTGTCTTGCAAGTCAGGTACTACGGTGTCGCCGTGATCAATGCCGTCACACAAGGTCCAGCCTGCTGGTATGTTGGCGATAGCGCCAGACCACATGATGATGCCGCCCGTTGGGACGTAGTGCGTCGAGGCTGTGTTCAGCGCCGCCGCTGTGGCTGTCACGTCTGTGCCATTTATGGTCAGCGTGCTTAGGTCCGGGGCGACTGTGCCAGAGGTGCCGTTGAGCGCGTCAACGAGGGTGTCGATGATTGCGTTGAGGTCGGTCCCCCAGGTGTCCTGACTGCCGCCGACGGTGGGCTTGGTTAAGCTAATTGCCATCTGGTGGTCCTCTCACGGTAAAACTTGGCGCATTGTACACTCGTTGCGCAGTTATTGCTAGGTGGGCATCGTGGGCCATACTACATCGTCGGGTGACGTGTATGTATCTGTGATGTCACGTAGGGCTTGGCGGTAAGCTGTCTGCTCTGCCGTCATAGTCAGGTCGCTAGAAGCCCACCAGTCAGTCGCTGCAATCAAGCGGTCACGTTCTGCGCGAAGCTCCTTGAGAGGCTGCGCTGCGATCAGTTCATCACGCTTGGCTACTACAGCCGCCCATGTTGTACCCCAATCGGCAGGGTCGCTGCTTTCGATTGCTGTGCCGTTGTCGTCACTACCAGTGACCCTAGAGAACATAGTTGTGAACTCCGCTTCGGTTGTTGGATCGCCACGAAGTACCCACTCTGTGACGCCTAGCTCTGTTAGTGCTGTTGAGATTGTTGTCATTGTGTTCGCCCTTATTTTACGGCTGTTATGGAAAGCGTAGGTCTTCTAGTCAGGTCGCTTCCTGAAGCGGACGCTCCGTCCCAAAACTGGTTTTTGTGAATGCTAAAGGCATAACTCGCGCTATATGCCCTAGCCATTAGCTTGATTGTCTTAGGGGTTACCCAAGACGATAGCTTTCCGTTAGCCACGTCTTGAGTACCACCTACGGCAATAGGTAGCGTAATTGTCTGAATGCGGTGATCCCAAAGGTTTGTAGTTTGATAGTTCCCAGCAAGCATTGTTCTATTTAATGTCACTTCATCAGTGTCAATGTAAGTACGCCAATGACTAATGCCGCCAACTGTAGAACCAAAGATGCTAAACGTAAACTTGTAGACAACAAGGGTCGCGTCTGAGGGCGGTGTGTAAGTAATGTCAGAACCTGCGACGTCCGCGTACGTTGCGGTATTAAAGGCTACCCAAGACGTTACGGAAGGGAAGGTCACACCGCCGACTGTCCTGCCATCACAGTAGCCTTCTAAGTGCTCTAGTATAGTGCCATCGGTGTTCAAACCCAAGTCACCCGCAGTAGGTACACCACCAGCAGCCGTTTGTAGAGTATCGACTTTTAAGATGCTGGTCATTGTGCGATCTCCGTTACTGTTAGCGTCGAAATGGGCGTGGCGAAGTACTCTGCAGTATCAGGGTCAGTGGCAGGATTATAGTTTAAACCGACGGTGAAAGTAGAATAACCATTAAGCTGAAGATCATACGTGCAGTCTGATGTGGTGGCGGGAGAGTCTAAGTAGCTTGCCGTCACTGTTCCCCAGCCATTCCTTACGTTTGATGCATGATATCTGTTATCTACAAAGGTAGCCCTTGCCCTAACCCCTCTAGCATCGCCAATACCAATAGCAGTCTGGTTCCGTCTGAGCCTGCCTTGGATTTCCCAATATCCGCTACCTATAGACGCACTTACTTCAACAAGGAACTTACTGCTGGCGTTTTTCGGCGTGAGGGTTACACTCAGTGGGGTAGTATACCAAGTAGTCCCGCTGCCACCGCCCGTCCATGTGGTTGTCAAAACAGACTGCTGTATCTGCAAAACACTCCCAGCTAGTGGCTTCAGGTCGGGTATCTCTACTTGGCTACCCAAGTTAGGCTCTAGGTTATCTACATAGAGAGTACTCATTGTGCGATCTCCATTAAGGTGATGGTAGACAAGGGTACTGCATCATACCCACCTGAGCCGCCGTTTTGGTAACCTTCGCTTCGGTTTAAGTACCAAGTATGAGTATCGTACGCCGCGATTTGAATTTTATAAGTAAGCGGAGAAATGTTGTTAGGGGCATCTAGATATGTATTGCTTAATAGCGTTAATTGATACAGACGCTCTGTGACGTCACTAGCGTAAACGTGTGCTGTTGATGTAGAGACACCCCTACCGCCTTCTGGAGTTCCTAGTCCTACTGGTGTATCAAAAAGGCTCAGCTCGCGCCTAATTATCCTAGATTTAACCTGATAAGAGCTTGTACTCGCGTGAACAGCGTAATTCACAAGAACCTTGCTATTAAGAGAATTAAGCGTAATAGAAGCCTCAAGGCCACTGTCATAAAAGGTATTTGCCCCAGTACCAGTTGCGCCAGATGCTGTCGTGCCTAGTGTGCCTTGAACAACCTGCACCACATGCCCTGCGGCATATAACTCATGGCTGCTAGGAACGATAATCTTATTAGCATTGGCTCCAGAGGTCGGACCTTGTAAGTTTTGTACTGTTAGTGTGCCTGCCATCTATACCACCGTTAAGTTGCCGTTGACGGTGAGGGTCACACCAGTGGCAAGGGTTAGTGGCCCTGCGCACGAGGCGTTCTCGTCTGCGTCTATTGTTACGTTTGTGTTGAGCGTCTGCTCGTTGATGCGGAAGATGTCTCCCGCC